ATGCCGAGCAACACACAGAAAAAACCTAAAACCACTTAGAGTTCGCCCATGCTATGCGGATTGCAGTCGTATCTTGTTTTCGACCGTTGCATGATCGGCAAGCTGATTGCAAGTTATTTATGTCGTGGTTGGGTTCGCCATTACCGGGCGGCACGATGTGGTCTATTGTCCAGTCTTTACCTTCGAGGTGTTTGCCGCAGATCGCGCAGAGCGGTTCGAGTATGGTCTTGGCGTATGCTCGAGCCTTGCGCCATTCTGGACTGTCGTGCCAGTCACTCATCGTCTAGCCATTCGAGGTCTTCGTAACGTTCGCGTGCGATGTCCCAGAGCATGAGTGCGATGCTGGCCGTGATGCCGAGGATGAAGATTAGTAGCCAGGCGATTGCTTCCATTAGTCGAGCCAAACCTTGTAGGCGGCAGTCACTCGACCTTTGTCTGGGTCTATAAAGTGTAGGCGTTGGCTTGGGGTTGCTGATGCGGCCATCGTGATACCTGCGTAGCGGTTGTCTGATTCGGTGGAGCCGGTCTGGTATACCGCGCCTAAGCCATCAGGCAAAGCCCATTCTGCGTGTGTGTGGTAGTGGCCGATGTATGCGTCGCGGAATGCCCAAGGGTATGAGCCCGATTTCCATTTGGCTACGTGGGTCACGATAGCGTTGGGGCTGGCGAACCCGTTGCGTCCTACTTCGTCACCATGTAGGACGATTGCCCGATAGTTGCCTATTTCGAGGCGTTGGATGTCTTCAGGGCATTCTTGGAATGTGACGCGCTTTTCTCCAGCTAGTAGTTGCCTGGCGAGTTCGTAGCACATGCGGTCAACGTTGTCTGATCGTGGGATGCCGTCGCGTTTGGAACCGATACGGCCATGGTTTCCCCATTCTGGAACGATAGTGACTTGCTCGTAGAAGGTGAGTGCTTGGCGTATGACGTCGACTAGTAGGCGTGAGACGTTGACGTATTGCTCGAAGAGTGTTGAGTCAATCTCCCAGGCTTGTCCGGGGTAGTTCCATAAGCCCTCAACCATGTCGCCGGTGAATGCGATGTAGCATTCGCGGACTGGGTGGTGGCTGCGTTGTATTTCGGTGATTGCTATGGCGCGGTCGGTGAACTCGAGGACGCGTTTACGCATGATCTCTGAGTTGTAGCTTGTGGTTACTTTTGAGCCTTGCCAGTCGCCCATAACCCAAAGGGCAACTTCGGGTTTGCCTCGTCGCTTGTCTTTGACTGGTGGAACGACTTTGGGCACGCCTCCGAGTGCAACCATTGCATCGAATGCTGAGGCGCGTGTGACTTCGACTAAGTGTTCGGTGCGGTCTTTAGCGGCTAGAAGTGCCGCTTGTGTTCGACGTAGTGCAGCTCGAAGTAGTTTGACGTCTGCTGGTTCTTCTTCGGGTGGTGTTAAATCTTCGAGCACCGGCAGGCTCCTTGCTTGTGTTGACGGATTGTGTCGGATGCAAGGATGATTCCGCGAGGCCTGAGAGCGTTGCTGAGTGCGTGGCCGCTCCATTTAGGGTCTTCAAGTGCTTTGGTGAGGATTGCTCGGTCGTCCTCGTCGAGGTCTAGTAGTGTGCGTCCGACTTTGCATGGTTCGATTGGTTTGATGTTTGTTAGTCCGCTGAGGATTCCCATTTGTCCACTCCGTTCTTGTGGCGGTGGTCAACCGCTCCTTTGATTCTATCGAGTAGGTCGAGTTCGAGCTGCGTTGTTGTGTGTTGTAGTTCTTCGTCGAGGATTGCCAGAAATGCCATGCGTTCGCGGATGCGTGCTACTTGATCAACGCTTTGGACGATTGCCAGGATGCGGTCGCTGAAATCGTCGCTCATTATGCTGCCTCCCAAACGATTGCTTTGCGGCCTGATTTGGTTTTCTTGTAGCCAACTGCAAAGACTTTGAAGTCGCGCGTGAGTTCTGCTCTCCTGGAACGAATGCCTGAGTCGGATGCGTGGGGGATAAAACCGAACCGGTCTGCACCGTTTTGGTATGCGTTGACTAGTTCCTCGTCGGTCATTGGTGAGGCCTCGAGAAAGCTGAGAATGATTTTCTGAGTTGCTGTTTCGTTGCAAACTGATGCGGCTGCTTCGTGTGACGTGTTTGGGTCTGTGTGTCTTGCGTGTGCCATTTTGTCCTCCTAGACGTGTGATTCGATAAGGGTTGTTACTTTGTGGGATGCTTCTTCGATTTCGCAATCGTGGATTCGACAGATTGTTGCGAGTGCTTGACGATACCTGGCGAAGTTTTCTGGTGTTGGGTTGGCGATTAGAACCTCGGCCATAAAACGTGCTTCTTGAACGCAGCCGATTTTGGTCATGTCCATTACTTGCTCCACTTCACTAGTAGTCCGAAGCCAATGATGATTCCGATGACGCTCATTGGCGTTCCCAGTTCCGGGTCGTTTTGGTTGATTGTGATAACGCCGTAAAAGGCGATTGCAAAGAGCCATAGAAGCCCGATTAGTTTCAGCATTTGTTTTCTCCGATCTAGTGCTGTGTGTCTAGTTTGTGCCAAGTGTTTGTGATTTGCAACTAGCGTGTCGTGTCGTTACCTAATCGTTATGTTGTCGATTTCGAAGCATCTGATCAGAACTCCCTCAGCTGCTACGTGGTCTGTGTATTCTTTGCGAGCGTTCAGGATGACTACCTGGCTGTCGTCTTTGAATAGGCGACCAGTGGCTGCGTCGAGGACTGTTCGACACAACTTGTCGATGTCAGGTTTGACGCTTGGGTGGTCACGTTTCACTGACTTGGGCCTGACGAAGTGAAAAACGAGCTCGACGCGAACCGGGTTGAGAGTTGGCTTGTTATCCCCAAACCACTTCTCTAACCCAGCCCGGTAAGCCTTGTGATTCTTGTTGGCCTCAAACATGACTGCACGACCATTTACGACCATGGCCGTCTTACTCCCCTGGGGGATTGGTTTGCCCTGAAAGAAGCCGTGGAAGATCATTAGAACGGTGCGTCGATGATTACTTCTGAGCCGTCGCCGTTGGTGACGTTGGAGCCGTTGGCTACGAGGTTGGGGATTGCAGCTCGAAGCGTGATGAGTAGTGGCTCGTTGATGTGTGTTTCACGTCCGGTTTTCTCTTGGCCGTCAGTAGCGGTGTAAGTGGTTTCTTTCTCATACCAGTCGTTTGATTCAACCTCGATGAAGTCACCCTTTTGTGCACCTGTTGGCGCGTCAAACCATACGACGTATTTCTTGAAGATTTCGCGGCCAGTCTTTTTTAGGGTTTTACGAACCCAGATGCTGACCATGCCACGATCTGATGCTGATGCTACTTCGCCAGCAATAATGATTTTCTCGCTCATTCCGATTTCCTAACTAGTTCTTTTAAGTTAATTAATATTAGTTTATATTTACAGGTCACTACTGACCTCTATTGCGACCATTTTTGACCTGTATTGCGACCAATATTGACCTGTATTGCTACCTGTTTTGACCTGTATTGCTCCCGTCGAGAAGTGGTCAACTTGATGACCTCGGCGGACGTTTGTTTGTGTGAAAATGACCGGTCACACTCCTCTGGACAGTCGAGGATGATGAAGTAACGGTTCGTTACCCTGGCACCATGACCCTGCCCATCGTCTGGTATCACGTCTATCTCGAACAGATCGCGCAGCTCTGCAATGTGGCGGCGCACTGTGCGTTCGCTCATGTTGCATAACCGGGCAAGAGTGGCCTGAGACATCCAGGCACCCGTCTCGTTTTCGTGGTAGGCGATAGCCATTAGAACTAACTTTGCGTGAGGGCTTGCTTTGCTGTGATGCAAGACGGCCGACATTGCTTCTGAACTCATGTTTTCCTCCGATGACTGATAGGCTTAGAGAGCCTCTGGCGCGTTCTCCGATTCCGCGTCAGGGGCTTTTATTTTAGGTCTGCGCCTAGTTCGCGGATGCGCTCAATGACATCTGACGGTGCAATCTTCTTGACCGCTTCGGCATACAAGGCTCGTAGACCGTCTTTATCCTTCTTGAACGCTAGATAACCTGCTTCTTCTATCCAATCGTGCCTAGCGGGCTTCTGTGGCGTTTTACGGGCATTTACTTCATCGAGTGACGCAACCGATTTGGTGTCTGCTCCAGTAGCGGCCACAATGGCTCGTCCCCAAGCTGAAGTTTCAGCCACCATAACCTCGGAGTCTTTGGTGTATGGGGTTTTACCTGGCACTGGTTCCCATGCAGAGCCAATGCCCGGTTTAGTGTCGTTCTGATCTCTGAAACAAGCTGCAACGTAGAGGATGTATTGCTGTTCGCCGACGGTGTGGAACTCGAGGCGCACTTGCTGGAGTGAGCCCTCTGGGTATTGTGCTTTGAAGTCGCGGATGCGTGTGGCAACGTCGACGTAATCTTTGGCAAAAGCCATTGTGTTCTCCGATTCGATTTATGTTATTTGTTTATGTTTTTGGCAGCCAATGTTGCGCCACCGATTGAGAGTATAGCGGCAACGATGTTCATGATGTGGCTTGCGATGCCCTCAGTGGTGATTCCGAGTGTAACGAGTAGTGGAACGATTGTGCCGACTACGCGGTAGATCCATAGTCGAGTCTCTGCGTCGAGCTTCATTTTTTACCTTTCGGGGCTGGCTTTGCTTTGAGGCTGTTGGCCTGGATGTGTTTGATGGGATCGACAAGTTTTTCGGCAATGCATTCGTGAACATTCTTGCTCCTGGCGATGCTCAAGTGTAGGTGGCTGCCAGTGGTCAATGAGCCAGTGTTGCCGACCTTGCCAATAGTGTCGCCCAGTTTTAGCGTATGACCAATAGCAAGTTTCGGCTGCTCGAGCAGGTGAGCGTATAGTATCCAGAGTCCGTCGGCAGTGTTTTGAATAATGCAGTTGCCTAGTCCATCTGACCAGAAGTTTGCGGTGAGATTGCCAGCAGTGATGGCTGGAATGGTTTTGCCTTCGCCTGGTGCCCAATCTTGTCCTCGGTGAGGGTTCTTGCGATACGAGGCCATGTTGCCGAACTCGTCACCTCGAGTCGATGCTGGGAATGGTTCTTTGTATTCGGTCATAATGCAGTCGCTCCTTGAACAACAGTAACATCGTCCACATAAAACTCTTGTGAAGAAAAGTCTCCGAACGCATAGATTTGTAATGTCCCATTAGTTTGACATAAAACATTCTCGATCGTGTATTTAGTCCATGCTGCAACTGTTGGCATCTGCGTGAGGGTTGCAACATTAGTCCCAAAACTTACCGATAAGTAAACATTTTGTAAGACAGTATTTTTGACAAATAATGAAACTGAATACCTAGTTCCCACAGTCAGTGCTCCTGCACCAGTGTAAGAAAATGCTTGCTGTTCGGGTCCAGTATCATAATCGGATTTCCAACTGGCAGGTGTTGTCTTGTAAATAGTTGCACTTCGAACTGCCCAATCGTAGTTAGTCAAACTCGTTGTAGTTGCGGAACCGTTCAATACCAAGTTTGTGGGAACACTGACCGCTTTTAGGCTTGAAATCAAACCAGCAAGAGCACCACTCATTATGTCAAACCATTTCCGCTAATCATCCAAGCAGTTGAAGTAATCTTCACAGCGGTAGCCATACCAAAAGGGGCAAGCGTTCTTGATCCTGTAGTGCCAGCACCAGCCAAATACATCGTGTCCGTTGTGATAGCAATGGTCATTGTTGCACCCGAACCAGCAATGAAAGTGTAAGTTGTGCCGATTGGTAAAGCGAGGTTTGCGTTTGAGTTGATTGTAACTGTCCTTGTAGCCGAAGCGTAAATGTGTTTGCCAGCATCGCCAGCGACGAGAGTGTATGAACCCGTGGTTGTTGCATTTTGAGGTATTCCCATAAATCCAAAACCAGAACTACCAGTGGTTGTTGTGCCATCTGGGACAGTAGATGCCAAACCTAGAACTGCAGAACTTGAAGTGCCAGAATTAGTTATTGGTGAGTTGACAGATATAACACCACTTGTGCCATTAGTGCCATTAGTTCCATTAGTGCCATTGGTTCCATTAGTGCCTGCCGCACCAGTAGCACCAGTTGCGCCAGTAGCACCTTGAATACCCTGAATACCTTGAGATCCTGTTGCGCCAGTTAAACCCGTGTCGCCTTTAGGGCCTTGAGCACCAGTCGCACCAGTGGCTCCAGTAGAGCCAGCAGGCCCAGTTGCACCTGTCGGGCCAGTTGCACCCTGTAAGCCGGTAGTGCCAAGTGAAATTACAGCATTGGTTTCTGTGACTGTGATTGTTGCACTAGGCATAAGTGATCTCCGCGCTAACTGTGAATGAACCTTGAATAAGTCGTGTGACGGTTTCTGCTTGGGTCAGTTCCAAGTCGTATAGATAAGAACCTGGCGCGATTGCCGCCATCTGAGTTGCAGTGATGCCAAGAACGATAGTTCCAGCTGCGCCGCCAAGTGTGATTCCGCTTTCGTTAGTCAAGCTCAGAACTGCGTCTGACGATGCTTTTGCTCGAACTTTCATCGCCGCAGTGTAGCCAGTCAAGTTTACTAACGAACCGTCAATCCTAAAAGTAAATGTGCGATCAAAAGTTGCTCCTTGGGGAGCAAGAATGTTGTATGTGCCTGGGTCAATCATTAGATTCCTTTGATGATAAAAGTGACTAAAGCTGAGGTCGCTAAAGCTGTGGCTGTAGAAGTTATCCAGGCGGATTGCCAGCGTGCCTTCTCAAGATCACGGATGCGTGTTTCGTGGTCGGCAATAATCTCAAGGCGTGCCTCGATGACTGCCAGGCGATTTGAGATGTCTGCCAGCAGTGATGGGGTTGTCGCTCTAGGCGATTCCTCCGGCACTATTCTTCTAGTTCTTCCTCATCGCTGAGAACTGGCTCGTCGACGATTGAAATTTCTTTTGGTGCAGGGAATGGTGGCGCATCCATGTATGGCTGCACAACTTCTTCTTTGTTGTCTTTTGGCATGATTGTCCTTTTATAGTTCGGCTATGAGTTCAATGTATCCAGCTGCGCTTGAGCAACTGAGGAAGTATGGTCGATGCGCTGTATCGGTTAGCACATGGGTTGCGGCTAATCCAACTTTGTCAGGGCTTGAGTTCCAGACTGTAAGTCCAGTAATGGCGGTTGTTGCTCCAGTTCCATCAGTCATCTGAACGTTTGAGAATGCAACCGAGCTTGGCGCAATGCGCATGGTCGTCGTGGTCGGAACGATGAAGTTTGTTGTTGTAGTTCCAGAACCAGTGCCTAAAGCAAGAGCGTTACCGTTTACAAGGCCCATGCGCTGATAGTAACGCTGACAAGCAATCAGTTCACCTTCAATGTTTCCACCACCCATTTGGAACGGTGATGGCATTGCGCCGATTTCTAACTGGCATAAAGCAAACTCAAAATAGTCATTTGTTAGTGCGACCGCAGTGCTTGGAATGTATTGAAAACCTACTGCAACTTCAGTTGCTCCAGCAGGTAACGTGCCAGTTACTGAATACAAAGCCCAGCCGGTTGTTAAAGTCTTTGAAGTTGAAACTAGAGTTGTTTGACCGGTAAAGCCTGTGGTTATTCGTTCATCAGTTCCAGTGCCATAGATAATGCGCTGGGTAAAAGTGCCAGCAAAGTCTGCACCTTTTCTAATCCATGCGCTAAAAGTTACTTGAGTGCCAGCCATGTGCTGGGCTTGGGCAGTCTCAAGAGTTTGGTAAGCCGCAATACTGGCTAGAGAAGCATTTGAGACATCTCGCTGTGCTCTCATAGCATAACGACCACCAGTAGGGCCAGTCTGCCTGGAGCAGGTCAATCCAGCTGCGTAACCGGTTCTGAATGCTTGCCAACGATCGGCAGCATAACCAACCGTTGCGCTAGTTCCGCCCGGTAAAGCAGTCGTTCCGCGCTGCCAGATTTCCATTGAACCATTCAGCAAATAGTTCTTAGGCTGGTCGTAGGTTAGCTGCATAAATGTATTTCCAACTGCGGCTGTCGCTAAAGCTCCTGCGACGATTGTAGTTCTAGGCATTTAACGCCCCTTCCATAGTTCTAGCGTAGTATGCCATTGGTCTGGCGTGAATGAATAGTTGATTCGTGTTATGAAGTAGTTTTCGTCGATTGTAATGTTCGCATTTGATACTGCTACGTTGCAAACATCCATTGGTTCGCGTAGCAAGTTTGTGTTTACTGTGCCATCTCGCTTGATTACATCCGCGCTAATGTCTAGGACGCGCCTAGTTGGTTCAGCCAAAGTAAGTTGTGATGCCCAAGTATCCACATCTGCATCGTTATAGTGCAGCGTTGTTGCTTCTAAAGCCAGTGATCCGTAAAGAGCTACTGAATCATCATTACGCCTGTTGATTGGGCCATAACCGCTAGTTGAGGTAGCTGTCACGTCGTTAGTGATTAGATCAGTGTCATAGCCGATGGTGATGTCAAAAAACGATGAGCGTATTGGGTTTGAGGATGAGACAGCTTCAAAATCTAAAACTGAAGTCGCTGCGTCGATTGAGCCAAGTTCATCCTGCACGTAATACCGCGCTGCAACGGTTGGGTTTAGCGTTATAGGTTTGTAGACGAGAGCACCCAGGTTTGCATCTAGTAACTGATTAACTATGTCACCGATGTTGACTGGGTTGAAAGTATCTAATCCGTCTAGCAGATAACCGTTAAAGAAAGTTATATCGGTATAGATCGTCGAGCGAGTATAAAAGGTTGCTAGCTGATCCAACCAGTTCCATGCATATAGTGATGGGTCGGTTGTTATTCCATCGGGGCAGGAAGTATTTAAGTAATCTCTCAAATAAGTAATGCATGACAAAGTGACTGTATTTACCCAGTTCATGTTGTAAGAAGCTGAGGCAAAGTCAATCTTGCCTTGGAATAGAGTGACCCAAGTGCTTGGATCAGTATCTGGATTTGGTCTAACTCGGATACGAATAGGTGTTCCAGCTTTGACGGTTGCGTTATTGAATGGGTCGTATTGGTTATTTTGGAAGATGATAGTGGCTGTTGCTGGGTCAGGTCGGGTCAGGCCTTGGTCGATGTTGATACCGTTACTGATCTCAACAGATGCGACGCTCCCTGAAAAGTCAATCCATGATTGAGTTGTCGAGCCAGAATCCCACTTACTGTCATCATCCCAACGTGTCACATTCCAGATAAATGCATCGCTAGGGTAACTGTAAAGGCTGATCTCTAAATCATCAGTTAGAACGAAAACATCGTTAGCCATTTAGAAGCAGCTTTCGACCTGACTTACGTTCATAAGATTTGATTGCGTTCACAATCTCTGAAGCACTCATGTTGGCTTTGTTTATGTTGATTGTGTATGAACCTGTTGCAGCCTGAGTGCCGACACGTTGCCCAGCCTGACCAAGTTGCGAACTGAGTCGATTGAATGTGCCGAGTTGACCAGATTCTAGTAGACCTGAAGCGACAGCAAAGCCTTGTGTTGGCCCAAGTGCAGCAATACTTGCCAAAGTATCTTTGCTTGCTCCGCCTTTAGCCAGGGCTTTTAGTTTGGCTGGCAGTTTCTTAGCAAAGTCAAGAACCTTTTGCATTTCTCGGATTACTCGATCGGCGCGGAACCTGGTGCCTTGCTCGTTCAATCCCATGCTGAAGTCGATTGCTTCCCGATATTGTTTGGCAAAGTCCTGAATGTTGGATACAAGACTCTCTAGTCGAGTCTTTTCTTTTGCGGCATATTCATTAACCGCTTTAAGTCTCTTTTCTTCTGCGGCCTGTGCGGCAAGAAGAGATGCGCTGTACTTGTATGCTCCGCGTTCTGCCGAGTCGAGGGCAACGGTTACGACATCTAAAGAATCAGCAGTTTCATAGTTAAATCCGATGAACTTCAGTAATGGCCCTAGGACATTGGATAAAACGCCAATGATTTGACCAATACCGTTTGCTAAAACTTGGATTAGTTGGACAAAGTTTTCAAGTGTTTTCTTGCCCTCTGGAGAAGCTAAATAGTCTGCAAACTGTCTTAGCAAAGGCAAGAATGCTTTACCTAGTTGTTCAGCAATGTCTTTGAAGATTACACCGATTCTTTGGAATGGGCTAATCTCTGCTGCCGATTTGGCTGCTCCACCAAAAGCGTCTGCAAGAAACTTCATTGGATCTGCGGCCGCGGAAATGCCAGGAATAAGTTTGTTTAGTGCAGTTTGGCTTCCGGCAAAGGATTTAGCCATAGCCTTAGAAACAACTGCCAAAGATTTACCGCTACCAGCTGAAACGTCAGCTGCAAGTTTCAAGGCATCCATAGCCTTGGCAGAGTCTTGGAGTGGAAGAAGTAAGTTAGTAAACGCCGGGCGAAGTTCATCGTCGGTAATACCAACTGCGTATTGAAGTTTTTGTATTTGAGCGTCTGCTGCTTTTACCTGATCGGCAGTAGCACCAGTCAAGTTGTGCATTACGACAGCGAGGTTAGCCAATGATTTGTTATCTTGATCGGCTGCTTGAGCAACTTTTTTGATTGAAGCAATAGCAGCTGCTACGCCGAGTCCCTTGAATAAGCCTTTGAACGACGTGTTTGTTTTTTTGAGTTTCTTACGCAGACTCTCAAGGTTGCGTTCAGCTCTTTTAGTTTTCTTAGCAAGGTCAGTGTCATCACCAAGCATCGCTACTTTGACGAATGTGCTATTGGTCATAAGAGATCTTCCAAACTGTTTCTAGTGCCTTGGCTCTCCGATACCTGAATAAAGGCCATGTATTGTTCTAAGGTTAGCGACTGAAACTCACTAGGAGAGATACGAAACGCGGTACAAAACTGTGCCATACGTTCCGCCTGCTTCTCCCTTAGTCGCCTTTTGGGTCTTTGTCACCATCGCTTACGCCTAGCATAGCAACTGACTCATCGAGCGTAAGTTTGGCAGTTTCTTCATAAGTAAAGTCTGGCTTGGTTCTTTTGGTGAAGACATAGACAAGTGCTCGGAGGAGTTTTCCTTTTGGCACGTTAACATCAGCAATCTCATCCAGAGTCTTGCCAGTTAGTTCTTCAAGGATTTCAATCTCACCAAGGGTCAGGTCGTTGTAATCTACGTTCATTTTGCTCCGTTCGCTTTTGCTGTCTCTTCGACAATCAGTTTGTTTAGTTGGTTACGATACAAGTCAAGTATTTCCTTGCGCTTATAGCCTAATGCCCTGGCAAGGAATGGATCAGGTTTTACACCTCTAAGTATGTAACCCTTTGGGCTGGCAAGTGCCCTGGCAGTTTTGCGGTCTCGTAACCAACCCCAGTGGATTGGGTTTCCATAAATAGCAGTTGGGCCACCTGCAAAAATACTTGAACCATACTGACCAACGCGAGTCTTGATTGTCCCACGTAAGTTACCTGACCGCACTGGAGCAAGCGACCTAGCCTCAGAAGCCACAATAGCTGCACCTTGTGCACCAGCTTTAGAGATGGCGCGAGTAGGAGTCCCGATAGCCTTCAGAGCCTTTATAGTCTCATTCAGCCCGATAATCTTGATCGCGCCATCTCTAGCCACGTTATTAGCTGGTTTTCTTGGTAAGTCCGTAGAACACTGGTGGTGTTGCCGATTGATTGTGAACCGAGTTGTCAACCGATAGCGTTACGTCAAACTTGGTTACATCTCCAGCCTGGAGCGAGATTGGTGGTAGGTCATTGAAGATAACCGTTCCAGTCCAGTGAGGCTGCGATGGCGAAGCAGTTGCGTTACCCGATGGAGCAAGAGTAAATGCTACCTGAGTGCCATAGTTGGCAAACAAGATTTGGTATAGGGAAGTTGCCGACTGTGAGTAGAGGCCTGAGAGTTTCAGTGACCAGATACCACCAGTTCTTACTTCATCGAATGTGCGAATGTCGCCCGGGCCATCCTCCAAAGTCAACTCAATAGATTCGCAGTCTGGTGCGTAGTCAGTTGAGGAGATCTTGAAGTTGATGTTCTGGGCTTTTAGGCGTGGTGAAGTTGCCATGATTAGTCCTTAGATTGTTATGAGTATGTTCACAGCCACGTTGGCTGCTAAATACTCGGCGTTGTTTGCTGCAAGTGTGTAAGGCTGTCCGACTTGACTTAGAACTGCGTATCCGAGTGGTTCCATAGCATTTAGAAAATCTGCCAGGAGAGCATCTAGCCCTTCCGTAGCTTCTTCGTTATCTGCTGTCATTGCCACGCAAATACAATCTAAGTTCATCGAGTATTCGCCACCGAGAGTCCCAGATTGGATGTAAGGGCTTCCAGAGTTCATAACTATCACTGGTGGAGTTATACGACCGGGAATGTAATCCCGAACATCCAGTCCAGCATTGTTTATGGCAAGGGCAAACTCTGCTTTGGATAGCGTAATCTCATTAGTCACTAGACAGCCGTTCCGAGGAAGGGCCGCAGCAGTTTATAGGCTGGTGCGAGTGGGTCATAACCTATTCTTACTGCGGCCCCGTTAGCGTCGGCGAACTGAGCGATACCGTTTGGTGCGTTTCTGGCGTGATACAGCTCAGACGATACTTTTAGCACTGCCTGATCGTGTATCTCAATAGGCACTGTGGTTGCAGAGCCTATATAGTTGGTTACCAAAGCGTGTCCGGCAGTCAAACAGGCTTGTGGGAAGTCGCTGGCATCTTTAGTGCCAACGTATTCCTTGAACTTTGCGAGTGTGACTGTCATAGTGGTATCGCTTTTCTATTACGCGGTGAAGTCGAGCTTGACGATTGCAGACTCGAATGGAACGGTGATGGCTGCGTATCCGTAGACTGCGTAAGTGTTCGACAGAGTAGCGGTGCCGCTCATGTCATCTACTAGGCGGACAGGTGCACCAGCCGACTCGAATACCTGGAGAGCAGCCGAGTTAGCCATGTAGCCAACGGTTGCGCCTAGGGTCGTGTCAACGATGATTGGGAGGTTCCAGATGGTTGCCTGGAGTGGTGCAGGGCTTGAGCCGATGCTTTCACCGGTTGCTGCTCCACCGTCAATGCGAACGATTGGGCGTCCCTGAGTGTCTGCCAAGGTGACGAGATACTTGTAAAGTGCTGGGCCAGCAAGAATGAACTCGGCGTTTAGGCCTGAGTTGGTCTTGATGTATTTTGCACCGTCG